GTGATTACGTCCCATGTCACCAACACTTTGCCCTCCATCTTTCCTAAGAAAAACTTCATTAAGTGTTGCGTGGTTGCCCCATTTGATTAGGCGGGGTTCCAATACAATAGACCATTAAGAGATAAACAGTCTAGTAGAAGTAGGTTGTGTGATTAAATTCATCACTTGGGCTTTTCCATATTCCAAAGCATATTGCCCAACCTTAAATGAAGATTCCTTAAGAAACTTACCTATAAGAGAAGGAGCAGTATGATCGAAATTTGAATTTGCTGTGATAGAATCTATAGCACCGAAACCTACAGGATCAGAAGATGAGGGGGTCTTACCTCGAATTTCAGCACCGGATGCTTCAAAAGTAGCATACGCTTCGAAATTGAAGAGAGACCCAACAGATGATGGATACAACATAATACCGAGATAGTTTGTTAATGTACTAGAATACGCGCCACTAGCCGGAGCTACTGCTGCATAATCTTGGTTTCGAAATAAACTAATCTCATCATTGACTACTGGCTTATAATAAAGGCTTATCCAACCTTCTGGTTCTATTCTTTCTCGTTCAGATTCATTATAAGCACCCATATCACTAAGGGTGTAGTTTTGTAAAGACACATGATTAGGCTCTTGCAGAGAGTAGGAAATTCCACCTACATTTAATAAAGATCCAGCGTATTGAACTCTAAGCCCTGCTGAGACAACTCTAAGACCTTGACCCATTTCATCACCAAAATCTGCTTGTGTATAATCAGAGTTACTTGCGTATCTTGAAACATTGGCAGCTATGGCACTAAAATCGATATTTGGCCCGAGAAATCCGAGAGCAGATGAGACAACAGCTTGCGTGTTGTTGTTAAAAGCCATTGAAAAAGGATCCATTACAATGAATCCTATAACAGTTCCACAATTAAAAACACCACGGACAAATGTGCGAAACTTTCGGGTAGTTATACTAGGAAAAGTTGGCACACAAGCCAAGGGGCCATTGTATGGATTTGCTAAGGACATGGCATACATACCAGCACACTCTGAGAGTCTAGGTCGTATATTGTTATTAGAAGATCGTGATTGACTCTTCTTACGTAATACAGGTTTACGTTTGACATTTCTTCTAGTTTGGTTGGCCGAAGAGGAAACCTTTTCTTTAATGCGAATAGTAGACATCGTAATTTATCGTCAACTATCCCCATGTGCTCAGTACAATTCTGGAGTTCTACGCTCTAATTCCCATAAATGGTTATAAGAACGGAGTGCATATTGTGGTTTTGAGAAATTAATTTCCCACAAATCAAGGTGTTTTTCCATTTCGATTTGTCTTTGGACTGATATATTAAAAGCTTTTTCAAAACTGATACGTGTTTCTATTGATATTATTCTCGATTTAGCTTCATTCACCTCAGATATCTCGCGTCTAGCGCGTAAATAAAGAGATGATTGGAAGGAAAATACTGGATTTGACCCAGGTGCATTACGTAGTAATGAATTAGCATACGCTTGCAAAACTGGAACCCCGGAGTTTAACGCCAACTCGCACATACCAACTGCTCTAATGTGAACTTTAGGATCGGTATTTATAAATGAACTAGAGACTAAATCACAACTCATAGTTTTGATAGGATCACGAACAAATTTATAATACCCTTGGTTCATAAGCACTGGTGAAGACTGACACCAAGAAATTTTCTCAATTTCCTTAGCCACACCGTCAATCTTCAAATCATGTCCAAAGGACTTGAATATGTTTGGGAGATCACGAAGAACAAGATCAAGATCTTCTTCCTCAATTATAACTAAACAATCATCACCGTCGTCTAATATGTCAAATTTAATTTTAAATATATACATAAAGGCAGTAATGACCATAATAATCATAATTATGCAATTTCCTAAAGCAGTATTCATGTCACCACTCATTCTCTTTCCATTAGTCACATACCTAAAACCAGAACGTGTTCTCACCTTGTTAACCAATTGCCAAGACATTAAAAGTTTTAGCAACCAATTATTGTTAGATTTTAAATACACATTTGCTTCCATGTTTAACATATATTGTGTTACATGCTTATCAAATCTACCACAA